GTAGAAATACGTTGAAGGAGAAACGTCTTGCTGAATCGGATGATGATGTCAAAGCCATCGAGAAATTGATGATTGAAAAGGGCATTAGCAATCACGAATCGGCTGCTGAGTATTACAACTGGATGCGTCAGGCTGATAAGCCAACCCCTGCATTCAGTAATTCGCCAATTACCTCGAAGGTCAATGACTTTCAAAAGTATTTGAAGAATCCTGCAGCAGCGGCCAGGGAAGCAGCGGCGAGTGCACTCAACGAGCTAAGACAGGGAAACCAGTCTCGCCCGATTGGACTTCGTTAATTAGGTCTGTTTCTTAAAAGGAACCTATCATGCCTATTGGTGGCGGTATTATCCCAACAGCAGGCACCAGTCAGTACAATGAACTGACCTACGTTACCCGTAGGGCTTTCATTCCGAAACTGGTTGTCCAGCTTTACAACTCAACTCCCCTGCTTGCTGCATTGCTTGCCAATTCTCAGACCGCTTCAGGCGGTGTGTCATCGGTAACCGTGCCTGTTCAGGGTTCTCAGTTTGTCAACGCACAATGGTCGGACTACAGCGGTTCGTTTGCACAGCCTAGCGTCATGCAGGGTGCTTACAACGCTGAATTCAACCTTAAGTTGATGATCGCTCCAGTTCCCTTCCTCGGTATGGAAGGTGCTGTACAGCAAGACTATGCTGTGATTCCTTTGATTGAGGCTCGCATGAACGATGCGACCAACGTCATGATGGATGCAATGGCAACAGCGCTGTACAACAACACCAGTAACAGCCAGCAATTCACTGGATTGCCCATTGCAGTTGATTCGGCAGGCACCTATGGTGGCCTTAGCCGTTCGACCTACGCATGGTGGGGTTCCAAAGAGTATGCTGCAGGTAGCGTTAACCCAACCCGTCAAAACATCCTCCAGTACATTTCTGGAACGGTGAAAAACGGTGCTGAGGTGCCTTCCTTTGGCGTTTGCGGCTTTGGCACTTGGACATTGTTGGCGCAAGACTTTGTAGGCCAAGAAACCTACATGATCACCCCTGGCAGCAACTTTGCTAGCGGTGAAGAAGGCCCAACGTCTGGTTTCCGTGCGCTCATGGTTGCAGGTGTACCGATTTATCCTGATCCCTATTGCCCAGAAGGCACTTTGTACTTGCTGAACTCGAACTATCTCAGCATGTACATCCACGATCAGGCTGAGTTTGCGTTTACTGGCTTTGAGTCCACGCTGCCTAACTGGCAGATTGGTTATGTTGGCGCAGTGTTGACCATTGCTGAAATGGTGAGCACCAAGCCTAAGAGCATGACCAAAGTGACCGGCCTTAACTCACTCACGCTGTAAGGAGTCGATCATGGCATTGGCACTTAATAAAATCATCGTTAGTGGCTTAAGCAGCGATGCTGATGGCGCGTACTTTGACTACGTTACCCAATCGGTAACGGCAGGAACTGACTACACGCTACCAGCAGGTCTGTACGTCATCTATCCCGTCGCAAACTGTAAGTATCAGGCTTATAACGGCTCTGCATGGGCTGATGTAATCGCAGCAAATACAGGTGGCATGATGGTTTCTGACGGTCAGAACGTGAAAATCGTTTCGACCTCTGGCACTGTCACGGCACTGTTCTTGACCGTCAATGGCGGTCAGGCTGCTTCTGGCACCTACAACTCGTAATTGGAGTAAAGCATGGATGCAAACAAAGTCGGTAGTCTATTGCCGCAGCAGTTTGGAGGCATCCTGCTTGGGAAGTTGATCGGCGCGAACATGAATTCCACCGCCGATCAGCAAATCACCATGTTTAGCAATCCGTCGAAGTTTATTCTTCGGCGCATCGTGGTGACGAATGCTTCAATCTCTTTGACCACGGCTGCTGGCGGCGTTTATACCGCTGCTAGCAAAGGTGGTACAGCGGTTGTTGCGGCGGCCCAGGCTTACTCCTCGCTTACAGCGTCAACGCTTTTCCTTGATCTCACGCTTAGTACGACAAGCAGTGCAAGCACTACGGTGAAATCAAGCATTCCCAACTTATACTTATCGCTCACCACCGCTCAAGGTGCTGCAGCAACAGCGGATGTATATGTTTACGGGGATATTTTAGAAGCATGATCTTTGTTACAAACAAAGGCTCTCAGCCACTGGTCGCCAAGTACGTCGATCAGTGGTTTGAGTTTCCGCCAAACAAAAGCGTACAAATAGAACCTCATGTTGCGCGACATATCTTTGGGTATGGCGACGACAATAAGTACCAATACTTGGTGCGTTTAGGTTGGTTAAAAATGAACACCGACCACGATAAAGCGATGGCTCGCCTTGCTGAGTTCACCTTTACGGACGCTCCAGTAAAACCCGACCAACAATCAGCCGTGTTGGTGGAACGAGTAGCCCCTCCCGCTCCGCGTGGGCGAGCTGGGGTCAAAGTCCAGCCCCAGACAAGCGATGAGGCATAAATGGCAACCTACTCAGGGTATATCGCAGAAGTTAGAAGACTGCTGCATGATGCTGCTGGTAACTTCTGGACTGACACCGAGCTAACCGATTACATCAATGGTGCTCGGCATCGTGTCGTGCGTGACACGGGTTGCCTGCGCAATATCCTGACTGGTGCTACAACCACCTCGGTTGAAACACTTAACATCTCAACCCTAACGCTGCCATCATGGGCAGAGCAGATTCTTGATGTGCTGAACATCAATCTGTACTGGGGTAACACTCGCATACCTTTGCGTTACATGTCATGGACGCAGTTCAATGCTGAGTTGCGGTTTTGGCAGAACTACACGGGCAGACCCATTGCGTTTACACGTTACGGGCAGAATGAAATTTACTTTGGCCCGGTGCCTGATCAAGTCTATGTGATTGAGGTTGATACCATCCTCTTGCCTGTACCTCTGACATCAGACTCGCAGACTGAGGTGATCTTAGAGCCTTACACCTCGCCTGTAGCGTTTTATGCGGCCTACAAAGCCAAATACAAAGAGCAATCTTACGGTGAAGCAGAAATCTTCAATGCCGAGTACAAGAAGCAGTTGCTGGCAGCGATTAATTCGAGCTTCACACGTCGTTTACCAACGCCTTACTCGGTTCAATAATCATGGCCGCAGTTGAGCAAAAGAAGTCCTACCACGTTACCAAGGATTTCAAAGGGCTTAACACCAAAGCCAATCGCACCGCTATTCAGGAAAATGAGTTTGCCTGGATAGAGAATGTGATGCCTATTGGGTACTCGAACCTGAAGGTCATACCCAAAGAAAAGCGCGTTACTTACAGCAGTACAAATTTCAGTTGGGGCGGCACGGTGCATTACATGGCACCAGCCAATATTGGCGGTGTCGCTTACATGTTTGCGTTCTTCACCAATGGAGGTGCGCAGTATGTCAGCTTGGAAACCCCTACCGCACCGATCACTCTGGCTGCATCGGGAACCTTCAGCGGTACAAGAACACAGATCAGTCAATGGAAGAATGAGCGAGTGCTCATCATTGACACAACTTATGGATACGCTACGTTCGACGGGACGAATCTCGTTCGGGTCGGTTCGGTCGGCACCGTTACGATCACGGCAGCGGGTTCAGGATACACATCAGCACCCATCGTAACTTTCTCTGCGCCTAATCAAACAGGCGGCATACAAGCGACGGCTACAGCAACGGTTACTGCTAACGCAGTGACGGCTATTACCATTGGTGAACATGGAACGGGTTACACCTCGGCTCCTACGGTCTACATTGGCACATCAGGCGCGGTAGCTTGGGCGTCAACCACGGCATACCAGGCTGGAAGGTTGCTTTCTTCGGGTGGCAATTACTATTACGTCACAGTCGGTGGCACGACGTCGAGCACAGCACCAAGTCATACAAGCGGCTCTGCTGCCAATGGCACTTGTACACTACTTTATGTAGCCGATCCTAATGGCGCTGGTAGCAGTGCAACCGCTACGGCTGATGCAATCAACCAGCCTGGCACTTGCATACAGTCTTTTTCTGGTCGCGTATGGATTGCTGATGGTAGAACCATTTACTATACAGCGGCAGATAGCTATAACGACTTTACAAGCATTTCTGCTGGCAACATTACGTTGGTTGATGGCACTCTGTACGGTGACATCACGCAGATCATCGCCGCTAACAACTTCCTTTATATCTTTGGCGAATCGTCAATCAACGTCTTTTCTGATGTTCGCGTCAATACGCTTGGCGAAACGCTCTTTACCAATACCAATATCAGCGCTTCCATTGGTACAGAGCTGTTCTTAGGCGTTTTTGCATACTTTCGTAGCATCCTATTCATCAATCGGTACGGGGTGTACGCCTTGGTTGGCGCTACAACGACCAAGATTAGCGATGCACTTGACGGCATCTTCCCTAATATTGACTTTAGTTCGGCCGTAACGGGTTGCCAGACACTGATCTACAACATTCTAGTGTCTGCATGGAATGTCAGATACAACGACAACGGCACTTACCGGCGTGTGCAACTGGTCTTTTTTGATCGCAAGTGGTTTATTAGCTATCAAGGCAACCTCACGCACATCAACTCGTCACCAGTCAATGGTTTGATCAATGCTTATGGTGTTGAATCAGGCGGTGCGTTCTTCAGAATGTACGAAGACCAGACGGCAAACATTTCAACAGAGGTTGTCACAGCGCTTTGGGACTTAAAAGACCCAATTAGAGACAAGCAAGCGCTTAAACTCGGTGTTGAAGCAACATTTCCTGTTACGGTTGCTGGTTCATTGAATATTTCGATTGATAGTGAGTCTCGCGCATCAACATCCATTGCGCTTGGCAATGCAGTTGCGTGGCAAAACAATTCGTTTAGTAACATTGCATGGACAAACAATGCTGGAAGCACCTTGCAATGGATTTCGTCTGGTTACCAGTTGACCGAAGGGTACAAACTGCTCAAGTACGATGCCCAAATGTATGGCAAATACCTTGGCATGACGGTAACATCCACGGCACCAGCATTTACCTTCAACGGCTTCCAGCTTGAACATGAACTAAGAGCGAGGTTCTGATGG